AGTCCTGTTAAAATTTGTATATTGAGATGCCGTTAGGTCAATTAGTATATTGTCTTTGTCTAAGCACCACCAATGCCAAATACCTTCATCATCCAAACCTCGGTACATATGCATTGCAGTATGCCCAAAGATTTTATACAAACAACCGGCAGAATTATGGCAATGTCCAAACATTGGATTTGACATGTTTCTAACCACCCATTTTTTAGGAAGTAAGTCGTAAGTTAAATTTTGTATGATAATCCTTGAAACTTGTTCCAGGTTTGTAGTATTATAATCTAATAAGGCCATTTTGTCAATGCTTATTCTTCCAGAAAAACTTCAATTCCTTTAGGCTTTTTGGTAGACTTCTTGTCATCTTTCTTTTTCTTTTGTCCAACTTCATATGTTTGGATAAAATCGGAAATGTTGTCATACAATTCGAACTGTCTTGAGCCTCCGCCTTCCATCTCCAAGAACTCATGTTCGTCAAGGATACCCATCTGTTCTGTGGCCTTATACTTGACGTAGAGTTGTTTCTTTTCTTTCTGGATTCTTCTTAGGAATGCGTAGTAAACGATCTGTGTGAAGTATGCAAAAGGATTGTTAGACTTGGTTGGATCAAAGTTCTCGAAATACATTAGGCAGTTTTCAATACCATCACCAATCATATCTTCTCTATGTGGATAATTTATGAAGTTTGGTTTGTGTGATAAACCTTCAGCAATTTTCATCCAGCAAGCCCCGATATAATCAGGGATTGGTTCTTGTGGATTAGTCTCTTTGCGTTTCTTGTATTCGATTAATGCCTTTAAAAAATCGGCATTGTTAATATAATGTTTTGTACTCATGCATGTTTACCATAATAATTGTTGACAAAAGGGCTTGACAGTGTTACATTCGGCGGTGTCAATGCTTAAAGATTAATGAAATACCTTTTCTTCTGGTTCCATGTCCATAAAGGCTTGGATTACCATCTCTTTGATTCTAGAAGTTAACTCCGCCTGTGTTTCTTCTTCAAACTCTCCTTCAGGCTTCATTCTCTTGAGGTTTTCTACAGAGTTCATGTAATACTCTTTGAAGTCCTCGCTAGGGTTTATCTTAAACACAATGTCTTTTTCAGTAAGCACCACTTCATTCTTCTCAAGTAGTTGTACTGGCAAATAGAAGTCCATGATGATATGTGTGATAGCGCCTTTGTTTTGTATTTCAAAATACATTGGATCGCTAACAACATACTCTCCGTTCCGAATTTCCTCTAATGAACAAATAATGTCCGATTCATTTTGTAGACGTAGGATTTTAATGTTGTTCATTTTTTAAGTCCAATCTTATACGTTTTAAAAGGAAACTTCTCTTCCGTATATATCTTCACTCGTTCCACGAAGTGTCTTAATGTAAAATTCATATGTTTCTTTACTCTGAGATCGTCTGCGATGTCATAGAGTGTTGCCATTTCTTTACCTTCCGCCTGTCGTAAGCCTCGTCCAATAGATTGAAGACTGCGAACTCTTGACTTTGACGGAGATGCGAAGATAATATTATGTAAATTCCTAATGTTAATTCCAGTAGAAAAAGTACCATAACTGGCCACAACAATAGCATTATTCTCAGTCTCCATAATCTTTCGAATGTTTTCTCTATCTTCTGTTTCTGTCCCACCATGGACAAAAAACACTTTTCGGTCACCGATATTTTCGGTATTCCGAATCAGATCGTACAGGACCTGTCCATGCTTGGCAACCATTTGGTAAAGTATTAATGTATTATTACCTAAACTAACTGCAAGATTTTTAATAAACTTGTTTCTAGCCTCACACGCAATTAAGTATTGTATTTCTTCTTGATAGGTAAAGTCTTTAGATTCTTCGCATTTTTCATCTGGATGTTTTAAAATCAAGCATTTAATTTGAAAGCTCGACAGTTGCTTCTTATCTATTAGTTCTTTCGTAGATACAACACGCTTGGTTGCACCAAAAAGCCCTTCTAGTACTAACTTGTGTGTCTTGGTGCCATCGAGCGTTCCAGTGAGTCCTATTCGATATTTCGTATTTGTGGCCGCAGTCATGATGCCGGTTAACGATTGTGCTTTGAATAGGTGTGCTTCATCACCTATAATGTAATCGAATTGCTTGAAATAGTTTTCAGGTAATTGATAAAGAGACTGCCATGTGGAAATAGTTAATACTTTTGTAGTGTTTTTATCTTTACCTTGATAAATTCTGTGTACATTGTTTGCAACATCAAAACCATTTCCATCGGAATAATCTGCAAAATCCGAATATAGTTGTTCAACCAATGATGTTGTGGGCACAATGATTAGGCCTCTAAGATTCTGAAACTTGTGTAATTGCATGAACAACAAGTAGATGATAAGAGATTTACCTGATGCGGTAGGTGAAAGTAGTAATGCTCTACGATTCTGCATTGCATGGACGAATGCATCTAACTGATGTTCTCTGGCCTCGATTGGTTTACCAGCAGAATGTAGATTCAAACTAGAAACAAACTTCTTTGCATGATACATTGAGAACTCGTCTTGAGTTTCTATACCATCACCTTCAAACGAATAAGCATAATCTCTTGATTCACAAAACTCTTTGAGGTAATCTATCAAACCGGCATACAGTTGATATGTCCTCAAATCAAATAGGCGAATCTTACCATCCCATATTTTATTACGGAATGCTGGAACAAATTGATGTCCAGGAACAAAGAATGTGAAAAACTCCGACAACTCTTGTGCTAGATGGCGCTCACATTCGATTTTTAGGTAGACCTCATTTATCTTTCTGGCCACCAAATGTTCTTTACTGTCCTCCAATGAATCTCTCCCAGTCAATAAATGATTTTAGTTCCCATGCACGTTGCTTGACTTCTGACATGATGGACTCGATAACAGATACCACTTCTTCATGGTAAATCTTCTTTTCGAGTAATTTGATAAGATCGTTATCTGATTCCAGGTAAAAAGAAACGTCAGACTTGAGTGTAAACTGGAATGGTTCCCAGCCAAGTTCTTTGAGTTCTTCCTGTGATAACTTGCCTGTATAGTATTCCCATTTTAGTTTACGCATACGTAAGTAATCAAAGTTGGCTTTTTTGGCTGCCATCTTGTGCTTAATTAAAGAATCAAGGTACTTACCGTGTAGTTTGGGGATTTTTAAAAGCTCTTTGCCAGGTTCTGTCTGGTCAATATCAGCGTCAGTTTCCCATGCTTTTAAGATGTCTTCAAGTTTATTCATAATGTACTCACAAAAATTAAGCAGGTACTATTTCGAAATATTCGTACCTAAATGTTGCTGTTGCTGTTAGAATGGTGTCCGAAGACTGCTGTGTATCAAAATCAATGTCTGTCAACTGTACAGGAAACATTCTAAAGAAGTTTACTCTAACTAATGGATTATTTAGGGCGCTCATAACCGTCAAGTTTGCATCAGAATAAAGACTAGGTTTAGCTGTATTCTGGTTTTGCAGTTGATTATAATATGCTCTATCTTCTAAGTTTTTTGGTGAAGCAATCGCCAACATCCATTTATACAGTTCATTCCAAGAAGCAATTTGTTCATCTATCATAAAACGAACGGTAAACTCATTGTAGTTTAGTTTGTTTCCCACAACAGGAACATCAACTAAAGGAGTATTGAACTCAGCAAAGCCCAAAGAAGCACCAGGAAGGTTCGCCTCTTGACAAAAATACTGAACCGTTGGAAGCCTATTGAAGGCCAATATAAACTTTGACGGTTGTAGTAAATTGGTATTTACTGGAGTTCTGTTTAAAGCACTCATTTATTTTGCAGTCTTTTTAGTTTTTGTTTTCTTGGCCGCAGGCTTCTTAGCTTTAACTGGAGTCTCAACCGGTGCTGGTGTTTCTACAGGTGCAACAACTTCAACAACTGGAGTAACCGTTTCTGCCACAGGCATTGGTGTTGGTTCTGGTGCCGCAACAAGAACAACTTCTTGAACCTGCACAAGTGCTACTTCAACATTAGCCTCTGTTGGTTTGATACCAAATAGGCGTTTGATATGTTTAATCATCGTATCTCCTAAAGGAATGTATAGGTATTTAGGCACCAAAAAAAAGGGACCCGAAGGTCCCTTTTGAATTGCCCTTCTTAGCGAGGGCTTGCCTAATTACATTAGGTTTTTCACTGCGAACAAGCGATAGTAAACGTTAGATTGAGAATCCAACTTACCAGCACCTTGTGTTAGGCCTTCAGCAAATGGGTTTGCTACCATGCCGTAACGAGTCTTGAAACCAATTTTTGGTTGGAATGTGAACTGGTCAACTGCACGAACCATTTGTAGAGGAACGTATGGGCAGTAGAATAGACCAGCGTCATAAGGAGAAGAACCCTTATAACCAACAGTAACCAATTCTTGGTTAGATGTGTAACCGCCATAATATGGATCGATGTACACTTTGATACGACCGTGCAACATACCAGCAAATGTATTACCAGTATCATCAACTTGCAAGTCAGCTTGTAGAGCTGGTGTGTATGATAGAACACCTGCCATAGCCATTGCGGAAGCTACGTCAGAAGAAACAATCAACACATTACCTTTACCTCTACGAGTTTGTTTTGCAATAACGTTAGCATCACGTTCGATTTGGAAAATCAAACCTTTGAAACGTTCAAC